GGGGGAGTCCATAAAGAAGCGGTAGCCCTTTGCCGCAAAACCGGCCTTCAGGCGGTTGGCGGTGGCAATGGCGTTTTTGCTGATGGAAAAATACAGGCCATCTGTGAACAGCACGTCAAACTGGATGCCCAGCAGCCGCCCCTTTGCCAGCAGTGCGCCCTGCTGCTTGACCATGGTCATAAAATGCGCCGGTGCACCGTGGGGGAACACCACAGCCTCGCCGCACAGCGCACCCACCTTGGTGCCGCCGATGTAGAACACATCGGTCAGCCGGGCAAGGTCGGCCAGCGTCACGTCCGTGCCCTCGGCAGCCAGACCGTAGCCCAGCCGTGCACCATCGAGGAACAGCGGCATCTTGTACTCCTGACACACAGCGTGCAGGGCTTCCAGCTCCGCCTTGGTGTACAGAGTGCCGTACTCGGTGGGGTGAGAGATGTACACCATGCCGGGGAACACCATGTGGTCGTGGTTGTCGTCGGCGTAGAAGGTGGCCACCAGTGCCCGCAGCTCGGCAGCGTCCAGCTTGCCGTTGTGCTGGGGCAGGGTGATGACCTTGTGGCCGGTATACTCGATGGCACCGGCCTCGTGCCCGGCTACATGGCCGGTGGCAGCAGCCACCACGCCCTGCCACCGCTGCAGCATGGACGCGATGACGATGGCGTTGCTCTGGGTGCCGCCGGAGATGAACTGCACATCGGCCTCCGGGCAGGCGCAGGCGGCGCGGATCTTCTCGCGGGCGCTGGCGCAGTAGGGGTCGGTGCCGTAGCCGGAGACCTTTTCAAAGTTGGTCTCGGTCAGCTTTTGCAGAATGGCGGGGTGTGCACCCTCGCAGTAGTCGTTTTCAAAATACAGCATGGCAAAACGCTCCTCTATATAATTGTAAGAAAACAGTACCTCTATTCTACATCGCCGCGAAAACCCTGTCAAATCCAAAACCGCGCACAGCGCACGCAAGGCACCGCAAAAACGCTTACAGGATACCCGGTGCGACACTATGTTGACCGGAACTACAGCCTACGACAGCTTTTTTTACGAAAGTATGATCCTTTCCAAAAAGATGAAAAGTTTTTGCCATCCATTATCATTAAACGCACAGAGACTCAAACGAGTCGGCTGTGCGTTTTTTCTTTACTACAACCCCATAGGACGGAGGTGAGACTGACGGGAAAGTACCGCTACCTGACCTTCGAGGACAGGAAGAAGATCGAGGCGTGGCATCTGCTCGGAGATCGGCCGGTCGACATCGCGGCCCGCCTGAGCGTCCACCACACCACGATCTACAAGGAGCTCCAGCGAGGCGCGACCGGCGCGCTGGACGCCAACCAGCGCGAAGGGTACAGCGCAGAGCTCGCCGAGAGGCGGCTGCGTGAGAGCTTCAAGCGCAGAGGTAAACGAGCACCGGCCGCACAGTAGCCAAGAACACCCGGCAGCGCCGGGCCGAAGAAAGGAGAGCCCAACATGAAAACAATCACACGACCCCGACGCTGAAAATGGACGAGCTGCGCACCCCCTCCGCGCTGCTCTCTGAAGCGATCCGGCGGTCGTGTTTCTGCTTTTCAGGGACTCGACACCACCAAGACCCCCGGCTCCGGCCGGGCCAAGACGAAAGGAGACCACCATGAACACCTACGAGATCACATTCACCAGAGAGAACGGCAGCACCGGCAAAGACCGCATCACGGCCGCCAATGAGAAGCAGGCCCGCAAAGACTTCCGCGAGATCTACCGCCACAGCAGCGCCACCATCACCGACGTCATCGTCGCGGCCGAGAATGTCCCGGCCAGCAAACAGCAGGAGCGGGATGCTCTCGACCAGATCCGGGCCATCGTGGACACCCTCGGGCCGGACAGCTACCTCGCCACAGCCTTCGCCGGATGCTTCGAGGACGCCGAGGAGAACATCAAAAACGACTTTGCGTGCAGCATGAAACAGCGCCTCGAGAGTGCCGAGGCGAAGCGCATCGAGGCCGAGCTCGGCTACAATCGCCTCGTCGACAAGCTCGCAGCGAGCGAGAAAGCCCTCGAAGCTGCCCGTGCTGACATCGAGAAGAAGGACGAGGAAATCGCGGCATTGAACGCGCGGATCTCTGCCATCCAGCGCCCCACCGAACCGGCTGAAATCTCGGACGAGCTTCTGGCCGACCTCGCCACCTTCTCCTCCGTGTATATCGAGCGGATCCAGAAGGCCATCATCGAGAATGCCGGGCAAATCGCCAAAAATGCCACACTCGTGCGCCTTCTCCACCAGTACAGCACACGCCTCGAGCAGGAGCGCATCGAGTACGCCCGCGAGGTCTACAACTGCGCGAAGCACGGCACGGAGTTCCGGCCCTCCAATAAGTGCCTCACACACGCCAACAGCTACCGCGACGTCATCCAAGACCTGCTGCACGGCTACTGGAGCTAAGGAGGTGAGACACATGAAACAGGGCATCAGCATCGAAAGAACCTACGACCTGCACGACAGGCTGATCGTCAGGATCCTGAAGCGCCGGGGCCGCCTGACGCTGGAGGAAGTCAGTGACCTCCTCCGGCTCGAGGGCGGGGGCGAGTGGAGCGGCTGGTATGCCGTTCTGCTCAACTGCACCGAGGGGACGATCGGCGGGAACGGCTTGTACGACTCCGATGATCCCAAGGGCGGCGCCGTCGACCTTTACGAAATCAATGAGGGCGATGACTGCCCGATCTGTGGCAAGTTCATCCCGCCCTTCCAGTATTGCCCGAGCTGCGGAGCGAAGTGGAGCGACGCCGACCAGAACGTCGAGACGCTCCTCGCCTCAATGATGGAGGAGACCCGGCGCATGATCGCCACCTCCTCCAAGGAGGACAGCCGAGTCGCGTGGTACTGGTCGTTCATCGGATCCCTCGATATGGCCCGCCAGCTCGGACTCATAACCGAGGAACGCCGCCAAGAGCTCTATGAAAAGGCGAAGGAGATGAAACCATGAACACCAAAGCCATCCGGCAGCTCGCCGACGTCACGCTGGACAAGTACCGCAGCTCAATCCCCCGCAAAGCCTTCGAGGAGTTCGTGAAGGACATCATCACCGGCGAGAACCGCGCGACCGCCTTCAGATACGAAGCGAGCCCCATCTGCCGGGCCTCATTCCCGTCCACGCTGGACGAGGATGGCGCCCGCTGCACCGTAGAGGTCACGGTCTACCGGCTGAACGCCGTGGCCGCCACAGCCTTCCTGCTGGACGGGCCCGAGACGCTGCTGCGGCACATCGGGCTCGACGAGCGGGACACCTACACCACCAAGCACGAGATCGACGACCTCGTCACCGTCGTGCACATCACCAGAGAGGAGGCGCCAGCATGGCAGCACTGAGAGACATCGCCCGAGACTTCGCCGCGGAGATCCGTGACGGCATCGGCTGGACAATCGTGTATCGCACCGGCCGCTCGTGGAACGCCCTGACAATCTGGAGCGACATCTGGAACGGCGAGTGGGAGACCGACGATCTCAACGACGCCATCGGGATCCTGAAGGCAGACCCGGACGCCGTCATCGTCAACGGCTACTACTGCGGCCACTTCGGTGAGGGCATGACCATCGACGAGATCGCCGCCGGGATCCGCTGGCACTACGAAGGCGGCCACAACCGCCTCGCGGACTATTGCGAAGTCACGCAAGGCCGGGACGCCCTCGAGGAGGGCCGCAAGGCTGCCGAAGCTGCCGGCCTCCCGTTCTGCGAGCGTCTGGCCGACGGCGGCGATGACGAGCTGAGCCCCTACGTCTACGACGGCAGCATGGCGCTCGCCGATCACGAGAGGATGCAGAAGGCCCGCGAAGCCTTCGATAGACTGGCCGACACGCTGCGGGAAATCGCCGCCAAGCTGGCCGAAGCCATGAAGCCGGTCATCAACGCCGTGCTCTCTGCCTTCAAAAAGCTCTGGAAGGTATCGGTCATGGCCATCGGAGTGCCGCCGAAGTGGCTGCACCTCGCGGCCCACGCAAAGAAAGCCAGAACCCGGAAGAAGTACCGCAACCGCATCCGGCGCTACGTTTTCGAGGCTCTGGCTGCGGAAGGAGGTGGAGGCCCATGACAGCCAAGTGCGTCGGCTGCGGGCTCGACTGGAACGTCATCATCTACCAGAAGATCCCCCGCACCGGCTACATCTGCCCGCACTGTGAGAGCCGGCTCCGCGCCGGCGAGACCCTGCCGAACATTCAGGCCAGCCAGAAGGCTCGGCCGCAGAGAACGAAAGGAGCAACCACATGAAAAAGATCGCACTCAAGAACGCCGCCCGCGGCACGGCCTTCGACTATGCCGGCCAGAGCTGGATCCTGCTGGAGAATGATGATGGCCGCGCACTCTGCCTGAGCAAGGACATCATCGAGACCCGAGCCTTTGACGAGGGCAACTGCAACAACTTCGCCGTCGCCAGCAGCAAGGAATACCTCAACGGCGCCTACCTCGACAACCTGCTCGAGGACGTGAACGGCCCCAACACCTTCCTGACCACGGAGCTCGACCTGACCACCGACGACGGCCTGAAGGACTACGGCACCTGCACCGTCACCATCTTCCTGCTGACGGTCGACCAGTACCGGCGCAACCGCGACGTCATCCCCAACGCAGACGACTGGTGGTGGCTCTCCACCGCCTTCAGCACGAAGTCTAACGGCTACGAGTCACTCGCCCGCTCCGTCGTCGCCGATGGCACTCTGAACTGGAACTGCGCCTGCGGCGGCTACGGC